GTCTTATTTTTATATGATATAATAGAGATAGAGCACAATTCATTGTTATATTAGGATTAGAGACTAATCAGCTTATATAGAAAGGGTGAAGTACATGTACCAATCAACCCTCGTATCCCATATCGCAGCGGCTATCGAATTACAGAAGCGCAGCAGTGGAGCTTACATGGTATTCGGTAAGTCAACTCCGTGGGATAACGATAATAATCCACCTACCGAGGTGGAGGATACAGAAGCAATATCTGAAATAATCGGATATAAAAAAGTAAAACAATTCTCACTAGCCCGGCCGTTAAACCCAGGAGAAACACCAATCTACCCGACGGTTATGTACGGGAACCAGACATGGGTGCTAATCCCGATGGCGCAAGCGTACGCAGAGAAAGCTCGCTGGGTATATATCGAAGCAGAACTAGTACCGGAAGATTTCCCTTACGGATCATTCCGCCAAGTAGGTATCCATTTAGATCTAGTACCTCAGAGCGGAGTAAACAAGGACAACCTTATCCCGTCCGAAGTATTATCTACAGGCCAGTTACAATTCTACGAGAATCGCCAGCCACAGAATCGAACAGCTAACGTATACGTACAAGAACAGTTTGTAATTAAAGTCTAAAGGAGTGAATTAACTTGGCAGAAATTAATCAAAACCAAGCACCATACAATGATCGTTTTGATCCAGAAAAGGATCGTAACAAAGTACTGTTCCGTCCTGACCGACCTCTCCAACAATCAGAGTTAAACGAGCTACAATCTATCCAAGAGTATAACGTTCGTCAACTAGGAGACAGCATCTTCGCAGACGGGGATATTCAAACAGGCATGTCTTTCTCAGTAGCTAACGGAAACATCACAGTCGAAGACGGCTTAGTTTATCTAGCAGGGCGTGTACGTAAGTTTAAGAAGCAGTCCATCGCTTTCACAGGTGTAGGTAACGAAAAGATCGGAGTTAAGGTTGAACAGAAAGTAATCGATTCTAACGAAGATCCTTCTCTACTTGACCAAACACAAGGCGTAGCTAGCTACCTATCAGCAGGAGCAGATCGCTTAGAAGAAACAGTCGTGTTAACAAACAACGACCCAAGCACACCACCTATTTATGAATTCAACGATGGAAACTTATTCATCCAACCATCTCGTCCAGAGTTCTCTACGTTAAACGAAGTATTAGCGCAACGTACATACGAAGAATCTGGATCTTACCAAGTAGAAGGATTCAAAGTATGGGCAGAGAAAAGCCAAGATACGACAAAAGTAGACTTAGTTGTAGACCGTGGTACGGCTTATGTATTAGGTTACCGTATTAATAAACCAACATCTACTCGTATTCCTTTACGTAAGTCCACCGAGTTCAACACAGTAGCCCAGGAGTCACACACATACGACACAGCAGTACGTAAGAACCAAATTGGTAGTTCTTCTGTTAAATCTGTTAACCAAGTCCTAGCTCGCACACAGTCACCTGCAGGCGGGATCACAGTATCTAAAGGTGCAACAGACGGACGAGACGCTTTACCAGCGCAGTACACAAGTCTAGACCCTACTAAGGTTACCCTATGGACAACAAGCCCAGAAGTGTACTACACATACGGCGCAGACTATACGATTGTAGAAGACAGCGGTATTCAGTATGTTAACTGGAACACAGGCTTAAACGGTAAGGAACCTACTACAGGATCTTCTTATAAGATGACGTTTGAATATGACCGCGTAATGCAAAAGGATGTAGATTACAAAGTAACAATGACACCTATTGCAGATGCACAAGGTTGGGACACATACATCGATTTCAATGGTATGACCGGGCTTAAACCGAAAGACCAAGGGATGATTCGTGTTAACTACGATTACTACCTAGCTCGTGCAGACTTAATCACATTAAACAGCGTAGGTCAATTCACAATCCTAGAAGGGCAACCAGCTCGTGCAGGGTCAGCTAACCCCCCTGTTCACGAGGATCCATTAACACTTAAAATCGGTGAGGTATACGTTTACCCTAATGCAGATGCTGCAGAGCCGATTAACAACGGTGTCGTTCGTCTAACAATGCCTCAGCTAGTAAACGTGAAGGAACGTTTAGAGAACGTAGAATACAACCAAGCAATCGAAGCACTAGAGAATAAAGCTATCGTAACAGATGATCCACTAAACCTTCGTGGTGTATTTGCAGACGGATTCGTAGACTTCTCTCGTATGGATCTAAACCTATCGAATGTGGCTATGAGTTTCGATGACGCCAGTATCACATTACAGGTTAACGCACCATCTGACCAAATGAGATATCCTCAGTTCTCAGCAAACGGTTCTGTAGCGAAAAGTTGGGGCCGACTAGTAACTGCACCATACACGGAGATTAAAGAGATTACACAGCCATTAGCTTCTTCAGCAATGAACGTGAACCCATACTCGGTTTACAACAAGTTAGGAGCTTTAAAGCTATCTCCGGGAGCAGATAACTGGATCGAACAAGCAAAAGTAACAATCAATAAGGAAACAACAGCAGTCGTTCGTATGGATAGATGGTGGGCACATGGCCGTCAAACTTCTGTAGACAAGAAGCTACAAAGCTTAATCAACAACCTAGACCTAGATGGTAACCAACATTGGGATATGGGCCAAGGTTATGCTTACGATGTAAAGAACGGCCGTACAGGTACTCTTACAGACGTAGCAACAACAGTACGTAACACAGCGATCGAATTCATTCGTCAGCGTGACATTACTTTCTCTGTAGAGAACTTACAACCAGTGTCAAATAACTTATATCTAACATTCGATGGTATTCAAGTTCCGGTTACACCAACAGGCTCCACTGTAGCGGGGTCAGACACAGGTACAATCCGTTCTGATGCAAGTGGTAAAGCTTCTGGTAAGTTTACAATTCCTGCAGGTATCCGTACAGGTGTTCGAGAAGTTACATTACAGAATGCAAGCAACATGGCAATCGCTACGTATACAGCCCAAGGAACATTGAAAACGACAGAAGAGGTTATCACAAAGACTCGTGTAACAGTTAACCTATACGATCCACTAGCACAGTCATTCGTCTTCCCGCAAGACCGAGTAGTAACAAGCTTCGATGCTTATTTTGCTTCTAAGTCTAACACAGACAATGTAATCGTGCAAGTACGTGGACTATCAGAAGGTGGGTTCCCTAACCAGACAGTATACGCAGAGCGAGTACTTACACCATCACAGGTTAAGACTTCTGCTAATGCTTCTGTAGCAACTAAGATTGCGTTAGACGATCCGTTAATGTGTAAAGCAGGTCAATCGTACTGCCTAGTGTTTATTACAGACAGTAACCAGTACACAATGTGGGTAGCTACACTAGGGCAAAATCGTATTGATGCTCCTACACAGAAAGTTGTTTCACAGCCTTATGTGAATGGTGTGTTATTCAGTTCTTCAAATGCTCGTACATGGACTGTACACCAAGAGTCGGATTTAAAATTCTCTGTGTATACAGCTCAGTTTGAAGAGGAGGCAATTGTCGAGTTTGACCCGATGGCAGACCTTAACTCAGATATGCTTCTGTTAATGGCTACTTACTTAACACCAGATAACACAGGATGCTTCTGGGAGATCAAAACCGTATCTCAAGCAGACGCAGGAACAGTATCGATCGACAGTGTACCTTGGCAGCCGCTAGCTAACTACATTGAACAAACAACAGCAGGAACGGTTGTAGGGTTGGTTAAGCTTCGTGCAACATTTAAGTCTAACCGATACATCTCGCCAATGCTTACGCTAGAGGATCTAATGTTTGTGAACTTTATCTCTGAAACATCCGGGGATTACTACACACTAAACATGGATTCCACAGACGCACCATTCAATACGTTAACGGTAGCTTTCGATGCAACTAAGCCGACAGGTACTACAGTAACACCTAAATATTCAGTAGATGGTGGGCAGACATGGAAGACGTTTACAGCGAACCCTACGGTTACGAAACAGTCTGCAGAGTATAGCCGTTACACATACACAGAACGAGTTTCGTCTACAGCGGTGAATACGCAGCTTAAGATTAAACTAGAACTTCGAGCAGACAATCGTTTCGTACGACCTCGCGTGAGACGCCTAACGTCCGTATTTAAAGACGAAGTATAAGTTTAAGTGGTATAGGTATCTAAACGCTTAAATCAGCTAGGAGGGGTTATATGCCTTTAGAACGCCGTGATAAGAATTCGAAGGCTAGACTATTTATTCCAACTACTCGCGAGAGGTCTCTGATTCAATCTCAGAGGCTCCTCGACGAGAAGTTATCTGAAGTGGATAAGATGAAGAATGAAGTACAGGAACTGCTAAAGAAGTTGAAGGAGCAGTAAATTGTTATATTAGAGGGGAGAGAAATCTCCCCTTATTTTTATATAATCGAACGGAGGTAATAGAATGAGTAATAGACCTTTAGATAGAGATAACCTATATGGTAACTTCGGAACTCCTATGGAGGAGATGATCCAAGATTTAAGGGATATAAAGAAAAACGGGAACAGCATCGATGCACAGGCGCGAGCAGATGTAGCAGCTGCTAGTGGTAAAATTGAAACTTTATCTAGTAAGTCGAAAAAATATGGAAACGTTATGGAATATGGAGCTAAAGGCGATGGGGTGAGTGATGATACAGCAGCCATTCAGCAGTGTATAGACGAAAGTAAATTTGTTTACTTCCCTGCAGGAACTTTCATTACTAAGAGCATAAACATCACTACTCGGACTAAAGTAAGGGGTGCGGGAGAAGCAACAATTATAAAAGCACACAAGGACGCAACAGGTAATTTATTTAACATTAAGTCCGGCTATATAGCTATAGAAAGCCTACGAATTGATGGAAATAGTGTTAATGCAACAAGTACTATTAACGCAATAGGTGATACAGATACAACAAGAGACACCGCACATGCTTTCGAGCAGGTAAAACTAACAGATGTTAGTGTTTTTAACGTTAAAGGTTCCGCCTTTTATTTCATCGGTCGAGGCATGGATTATGTGTTTACCCGACTTTTTATTTACAATGTTACCGATTATGGGATACATCTAGGTGAGACCGGTACCGGGGTTTCAGATAGCCATATCCAGAGCTGTCATATAGGAGGTATAGGGAAAGTTGGTATTTATATTACCAATGGTAACACTAGAATTTTAGGTACAAAAGTTTGTTTATCCGGAGATAACAACGGGGGTACTGGCTACCCTGCAATTCACCTAAAGAACGCACTTTATGTTTCCTTATCGGGTTGTGAACTTCAGCAAAACTGCTACGACGGATTACTTATTGAGGGTGGTGGTGGGCACATCATCGAAAGTACCTCATTTGATAGTAACAATAAGGCCGGATTAGCAGGTGTTTATGGTCAGCTAAAACTCACAGGTGCGACTAAGTTTAACCGAGTAAACGCTGTAATGATTGATGGGCGCTTTTCTGCGGATGCTCCTCCGTACAACATGGCTCCGCTATATGGAGTAGTTGTTACAGATAGTAACAGCTGCTACAATACATTTGACTTAACGTACGCACCCTATACTATAAACCTGAAAGCAGCTAGAATTACACCATTTTATACCAACATTAACGACATCTCATCCGTTTTTAAAATCAATAATAGAGACTACTTTAGTTATAATACCTTACCTGTAGTTATCGGTACTAATACCACTATAGACGGATGGAAAAGCGATACCCTAGGTTTAACAGCTACCGCCACCTCCCTAGGTTTAGACTTTATAGCAGACGCTGCAAAGTCACTAGCGGTAGGGAACACGTACTTCCAGCGGTTATCTCTTGATTCATCTCAGTTTGGGGTAACAGGTAAGACAGGTTTGTACGTTACGTTCCAGTCAAAAGTACTGAATGGACTAAATGTTAATATATCTTTATCTGAAGAAAGTACTGCACACCCTACCGTCAGCTCTACAGGATCAGTTAATATTAACAATGTTAACCGTAATGTGCAGTTCATGGATGGTGCAGCTTATAAACCTCTAAGCTATACTAATGAAAGCGGGTTTAAAGCCCATATTGAAATAACGATTAGTGTAGACGCTAGCACTCCTGTAAGTCTAGGTTCTGTACTCGCATCTTTGAAGAACATTAGAGTATCGTTAGTGTAACATCTTCTGAGGCACCCTAACCGGTGTCTTTTTCTTTTGTCGTATTTTAACCCTATATGTACCAAGGGATTAAGACCATCTTGAACAATTCCTTGTCGTATTAAACCACTTAACATTCCTGTATTAAGTATATATTAATATCTTTATAAAGAATATATAGTATTAAATATATTATAAATATAATAATACAGAAAACTTAAAACTAAAATAACCTAATTTCTCAACTAAAATCTCTTAAACCGTTGATATAACTGAGGTTAAAATACGACAACTACTTAGTGCTTCTTTTTAGTCTTCTCTGTAACTTTGTGGTATAATATAGACAAGGATATTGACTATAGGAGGAGATTAAGTTAAAATGAAAATTAATGTTGGAATTATGTATACGACAATAGACTATACGGGTAACACCCTTCTTCAAGAGAAGGTAGAAGATATGGCTCACCATAAACTAGGGATTAAAGAAGACGGGGCATTCCATTCCCCTGCATACAAGTCAGGGTTCTGGGATGGGATTACAGATTTTTACAATAAAGCAAACCAGTCCTTTCATACAGGATTACTTCCTCAGTTCCTAGAAGGTATAAGAGAGTTGCAGGAACTTGAACCAAGCATTACATACGATTTAGAAGATCAAAGACCAGAACCACTACTACCTGTAGACGCAATGGACGAAGAGATTGTATTAGGGAACGGGGATGAAGAACCTATTACTCTACGCCCTTACCAGTACGAAGGAGCAAAGAAAGCAATAAGTGAAGGGGTATGTATTCTCAACCTAGCAACTAACGCCGGGAAGACGGAAGTAGCGTCAGGTATTATGCAGCAGATACTCCCTTACCTGAAACGAAAACAGCGAATTGCTTTCCTTTGTAACAGTAAGGAGATCTTTCATCAAGGAGCAGAACGTATACAGAAACGTTTAAAACTACGCCCAAACCAGATAGGGAAAATCGGTGATGGGAAGGTAGACTTCAAAAACAAAGAAGTTGTTATGGTCATGGTACCCACCTTACATAGCAAGTTAAAAGATCCGAAAAAAGGAATTAAGTTCACACATAAGGATCGAGTAATCAAGTTTATTGCTGAAGAAGTTGCACCTAAGTTTAATCGTACACAGAATACAAGACAACTTCTCCGTAACTATATCAAGAACTGTAATTTAACAACAAAGGTGTGGCTAGACGTAGAAGAGCATTTAACCTATATTGCCTACGATCAATCCTTCACCGATAAGAAAGCGCAGCTACAACTGAACAAGTACATAGTCGAACTAGACAAAATCATCGAAAAGAAAAACAAGAAGAAGTTCCAAGCGTATAAAGAAATGCAGGAGTTCCTCGAATCCGTTGTAGTAGCTATTCAAGATGAGGCTCATGAGATTAATGGCTCTACCGTATTCGAAACGATTTCCAAATTCAGCAATGCGCAGTACCGTGTAGCCCTAACAGGTACAGTGGACAAGAAGAATAAGATGCTATGGCAACGAATGCAGTGTGTATACGGTGACTCCTTACTGAAAGTGTCTAATGACTTCTTAATTAATCAAGGTGTATCATCAAAACCGCTTATCCGTATGGTGCCGATTAAAGAACCGCGTAACCTAGAGCTAATCAATAACTACCTAGAGGCGTATAAATCCTGTATCGTAGAGAACGACTTCCGAAATGATACGATTGCTAAACTAGTAAAATGGTATATCGATAGTAAACCGGGCGGCGTACTAATCAGTGTAAACCATATCGATCACGGAGAAAGAGTACAGGCCCTTCTCAAGGATATGGGTTACGAATCAGACTTTACTCATGGGAGCCTGGACACAGAAGACCGAGCAGAATACCTACGTCGATTTAGTGCCGGTGAGTCTAGAATACTTATCGCATCATCAATCCTAGATCAAGGGGTAGATGTAAAAAGTATCGGTATGCTGTGTATGGCTGGGGGAAACAAAAGCCTTCGCCAAAACCTACAACGAATTGGACGTGGACTTCGACTAAACGGTATCGATGGAAACACTGTGCTAGTCTTCGATTTCCTAGACTACACCAATAAATTTATGAAATCCCACGCAGAGGAACGTATGCGTATTTATAAAGAAGAACAGTTCGACGTGTCTGTCCTAGGGGGTTAACCTCTAGGATTTTTTGTCTTTAACTATTGACTAAGTTACAGAGTATGGTATAATGTAGTCAGACCATGATGTCGGGAATAATTACTAGGAGGAAACACAATGGAAAATGCTGTATATGTAAATTTATCCGTAGTTGATTTAAAACCAAATGTATTAAGCTTCTTATCTGATTTAGCTGAAACTGCAAAGGAATCCGTATTTGTTACACGAGTGAAGGACTTAGCAGAACAGTTAGGTAAGGATGTGCGTACAATCCAACGCCACTTAAAAGAGTTAGCAGAGAAAGACATTCTACAAATGAAAGGCCGTAAAGGTCGAGCAGGTGGGACTGTTATTTGCTTTAACTCTGACCTCGTACAGTTCACAACATCGGACAAGGCATTTATCAACTCAGAGGAGCCTATCGATATTGACGAACTACTTCAAACTAAAATTCCTAAGAAGAAACAAGAACCAAACCCGAACAAGCGTCCACGACGTACAAAATCACAAATGGTAGAAGCACAACTACTAAAAGATGAAAAGCAGGCGAAGATCGACGAGTTAAACGGTCGATTACAAATTCTAGGTGGCGTACCGAACTGGGACTGGTTCCAATTAACGGACAATCCAGTAGGCAACTATCGCACATACTTGTTAACACGTTTATATAATCGTTATGCTGCACTCTTCACCGACTACCATAATGTAAAGGTACAAGTTATGGAGGAGGGTGAAGAAGTTCCGGAAGTGTCTAACGACTATGATGTCCTAGGTACAGATAAAGTACTAGGTACATCTCGCTGGGCGCAATTTGAGAAGTTCCGTGACTTTTGTGACGAGAACAATATCGACCCTGCAGTATATCTAACAGCGCAGTTTAACCGCTCTCTATTCTCCGCTAAAGGGAAAAACAAGAAGAAGTCATTACCCTTCGTTAACGCCCTTACAAGCGATACATCTTATGACGCATACCTACAATACTGTGACCATAAGGCACGAGTAGACGATGGATACAAACAATTTAAAATCTTACCGAAGAGATTCGCTAGTGACTTTGTTGTAAGTGCGATTTCCGAAGCATACGATACAGCTGATCGTTCACTAGGTATGCTCGAGCATAAACATAGTATCCACGAATTCCTTAAAGGTGAACACGGTTACACAGAAAAGCAAGTAGACGTTATTAACTTCTACGATAATATTGTAGACAAGTTACGTGAAACTAACGCACCTTTCCAAGTTCGTAACACGATTAAGAAGTACATAGTTACGCAAGCGTTAACTCAGCTATTCGGAAACCAAAGCTTACCGGTATCCTCAATTCTAGGATCAGAACATACGCAAGTCATCTTAGCTACAATTGACCGTGACGCAAACAACAAAGAAGAAGCAACATTTATGAAGAAGCGTGTGTTAGGAACTCTAGTAAACCCTAACGCAACAAACGAAGTAAAAGATAAGGACGGAGCCACATACCTATATCAACTTCGCACATTAAAAGAGACAAGACAAGTATTACGATTAATCCAGGAGCGTAAAGGAACTCATATTTCCTTGACAGATTTACATAAAGCGTTTGAAGCATTCGGACGAACAGAGATCCCTGTTGACGACTTCTCTATGTTAAACATTGACGCAATCGTAGAACTAGAGAATAGAAAAGAGCAACAAGAGCCAGAGATTGATTTAGCGAGTGTAACAGCGCAGCGTAAAGTTGTAATGTCTGGTTCTGTTGTAGAGCAGAATTCGGTCGATGACGTTTTAGCGGGACTACAGATGGATTAATTCCTCTGTATCCCTCTTTACAGCTTGTATAACTTATGCTATAATGTGAACAGTTAATACAAAGGGAGGAAACAAAATGAAAAATGAGCAACGAATTGAAATTGATATTAAAGTATACCCGGACGGTCTGTGCTTTATTTCCCACTACGTACTACCGACAGGAGACATTATATTCAGAGATCCAGCAGACCCTGATCGAGTAGGGTACAGCGCACTAATACCCTATCAAGGTCAGGACGCTTGGCTTAACTACTCAGATGGTAGCCGAGACAGACTAGTACTATTACAGGAAGTAACGGAAGACTATATCGAAATAAAAGACGCTCTCCTCGAAGTAGGAAGTAAGGAGGGGAAAGCAGAATGAATTCACCAATACGACGAGAGATTCTCCGAAAGGCGATTACATCTCCTATGTTTTCCCGAGATGTCCTGCCAAAAACACCAATGTCCATTTACGATGGTAATAAGGTGTACGAAGAGCTTTCTGGAATTATTAAACGCTATTACCAAACTAATCGTAATATCCTTACTGAAGAGGCGTTCCTAACACTAACAGAAGAGAAGTTAGACCGCATGCGCAAGGATGCCACGGAGCAACAAGAATACTTTAATACTATCAACTCGTTATACGAGATTCGAGATAGTCACGATGATTCTGTTATTGACGAGAACATTGAAAAGTACGTAAAGAAACATATGCGTCTCGATCTTATGCAACGGGCATTAGCCAGTATCAATGACGAGTCTATGCTAGACAAGGTAGATAAAGAATGGCGAGAGATTGAGTTAATGGACATTTCCGGTAAGAAAAACCGAGTAATCAATATCATAGACGATGTGGAAACGAAGCGAGAAGCTTTATCAACATTACATATGAACACAATCCCTACAGGATTCCCTTCAGTAGATGGTTTGATGAGTGGAGGTCTTGCTAAGGGAGAACTAGGTATGATCCTGGCACTATCTGGTACAGGTAAAACACTCGTACTTACTAACCTAGCAACTAACTACACGAAGCAACGTAAAAACGTACTATTCATTGCACTAGAGGAACTTGAAAATCGAATGGTTCTTAAATTTGAGCAATCTATGTTACGTCAAAACAAGAGTAATATTTTAACAGGGACTTCCCTTAACGAGACAAACTTCAATAAGTACCAGGAGTTTTACAAAACAAACCGTCAGCACTTTGGTAACTTATTCTTTGCTCGTTACTCACCACGAACTGTAACACCTGCTATTGTAGAGCAATTAATTTCGGATATTAAAATCCGTGAAGGTATCGATGTTGACGTAGTGCTTATCGATTATCCTGATCTGTTTAGAAACCCGTTTGCTACAGGTAATGAGTCAGATGACGGTGGTAAGCTATTTGAGGAGATTCGTAGAATTTGTCAAGAGTATAATGTAGTGGGTTGGACAGCGGGGCAGTTAAACCGTGGAGCTTATAGCGCTACCATTAAAACAGCAGAATACATGGAGGGTTCTATCCGTAAGAAGAATGCTCTAGAGTTCGTAGGCGTTGTACAACAATCCGAAGAAGAGTTTAAAGCAGGGTTTACTCGTATTTACATAGATAAGCTCCGAAACACTCCTGAAGGCCCTTATGAGAAAATGCTAGGGTTTAAAGTCGTAGGTAGTGCACAGAGTATGATGGAATACCGTAGTGAGTCTGAGAGAAGAGAGCACCAAGCTATTTTAGAAGCAGTACAGGATAACATGGACAAGTCGTTTAAAAGTAAGAAAAAAGGAAGTGACGGAGTAACAATTGACTATGCAAACGAGATTAACTCTGCACTACAAAGTAAAAGGGGAGAATGACAATGACAAAACTTATCAACTTTAGTGACTTTCATGCTCATTTGTTCAACGATTATGCTAAACCTGATCCCGAATTCGAAAATGACCGCTTCCGTGCTCAGATTGAAACGCTACAGAAAGTGTTCAGCATGGCAAGAGAGCATAAAGCAGTTATCAATTTTGCAGGTGATCTATTTCATAAACGAAGTAAGATCGATGATATTGTATTCAATACAGTTTACCGAGTATTTGCAGAGAACGCGGACGTTCCGGTACTTATGACTAGAGGGAACCACGATGCACGTACTAATGCGACAGTGACACCACACTGGTTAGAAACATTCCAGTACTTACCTAACGTTACCGTGTTTGCAGTCCCGGAGAAAAAGTACATCTCGGCGGGCGGGAGATCTTTCTTCCACTATGCGATCCCTTACTCGGATGACATAGCATTCTTAAAGCAGCAGATTGTAGAGTTTGCGGAACATGCTAAAAAGCAAACAATACCTACAATTTTGACAGCGCATATCGGGGTAGACGGTAGTGAGGTAGGGAAGTACAGCCACCGATTAGAAGGAGCCTTTAAGCTAGGTGATCTTTTCCCTGACGTATTTGACTACGTCGTACTCGGTCATTACCATAAACGACAATTCCTGGGTGGACTAGATAATGCGTTCTACGTAGGTAATACGATCCAGAATAGCTTTTCTGACGAAGGACAAGAAAAAGGTGTAATGCTATTCGATGCTTACAAGAAGGAAAAACCGGAGTTTATTCCTATCAAGAACAAACAGTTTATTACTCTTACTGAAATTACAGCTGATACGCAAGACATCATTGATAACAACTATGTACGATTTATTCTACCAAAAGAACAGGCGCAGGAGGTAGAAATCTTTAAAGAGTCTACTGATAACATTCGCGTAGAAATACAGAGAGAGTATAATGTCGAAACTCGCATTAATATTGATCGAGAATCTACGGAAGAACAGATCGTAGAGGCATATGCGAAAGAACGTTATCCAGAAGCACTAGAAGTTGCATTAGACATTATACGAGAAGCTAAACTAGCAACGTCAAACTAAGATTACTCTTCGGGGTAGTCTTTTTTTTATTGACATATTTTACAGGCTATGCTAGACTAGGGTTACAGAGAAGTTAGAGGAGGAAGAAAATATGATATGGACAAAAGCAGAGGCTTATAACTTTTTAGCCTTTCCAGAGATCAAGCTCGATCTAAACAACAGAGGGTTGGTACTGATAGAGGGTAAAAACTTATCTAGTAATAAATACGAATCAAATGGAGCAGGAAAGACAACGATCATCGACATCATTGTATACGCTCTCTACGATACAACAACAAAAGGGCTTAAAGCTGACGAAGTAGTAAATAGATACGCAGGCAAAAATACATGTGTAGTTCTAGAAGGTCACAAAGGGGAAGATACCTACCGGATTGAGCGATACCGTAAACATAAGAAGTATAGCAACAAGGTTCGACTACTTATTAACGGAGAAGACCATACAGCTGCTTCTGTAAAAGAAACAAACAA